CGTCATGCTCGAGCGCTCGGTCGACGAGGCCACGATGCAATTCGGCGTCATCGGCACCCGCGACTGGCCTGGTATGCAGCGAGCCTGGGACTTCCAGCCGGGCGATAGCTGTACCGTGCATATGAACGAGCACCTGATGGCGACCGGCTGGGTCGACCAGGTGTCGCCGCGCTATGACGCTGGATCGCACCAGATCGAGATCGTCGGGCGCGGCCTGGTGAGCGATCTAATCGACTGCGCGCCCGAGGGCGCGCCCACGCAGTGGAAAAAGGCGCCGCCGGCCGACATCATCCGCGCGCTCGCTGCGGTCTATCAGGTGGGCGTGGTCATCGAGACCGATCTCGGTGCACCGCTGGACTTCAAGGTCCAGCAGGGCGAGACCGCGTGGGAGGCGATCGAGCGGATCACCCGGCTGCGCCAAGTGCTGGCGTATGAGCAGCACGACGGCACGCTGCTAATCACCCGCGTCTCGACCGAATACTGCGATACCGATCTCGTCCAAGGCGGCAACATCAAGACGGCTAATGCCCTGCTCGACGATCGCGAGCGACATTCGGTCGTGATTGTCAAAGGCCAGCAAGCCGGCGCGGATAACGTATCGCCCAGGCAAGCAGCGCAGAGCATCGGCCGGGCGACCGATCCGTCGATCACCCGTTACCGCCCGCTGGTGATCTATCAAGCCGCCAAGACATCGAACGCCGAGGCGCAAGCGCGAGCGCAGTGGGAAGTGGCGAACCGCTGGGGTAACGGCCGCACCGCGACGATTGAGGTCCAAGGGTGGTTCACCGACGAGGGCGTGCCCTGGCCGATCAACCGGATATGCCGGATCGAGGACGGCTGGCTCGGTCTCGACCGCGAGATGACGATCTGCGCGGTCTCGTTCCGGTTAGGCGCCTCGGGCACCATCACGCGGCTGACCCTAAAGCCGCCCGAAGCGTTGACGCCTAATCCTGACGATCTCAAGGCGGAGATAAAGGGCAAGGGCGGCGGCGGTACTGACTTCTGGCAACAGGTAGCGGCCGATCGCCAGGCGGGCGAGCAGCGCCGGAAGGAAAGCAAGCAGTGAACGGCGATCCGTTCGATATCTGGGCGCCGATGCCGCGCAGCGCGGTCGTATTCTGTCCGTTCGGTCTCCGGGCTACGCCACCGCTGCCGCCAGGCTGGGCCCCGGAGCAGCAGACGCCGACAATCGCGCCGACCTGGCGTCCGGGCGACCCCCCGCTAAAAGCCTCTAGGACGCCGCTACGGCCGGCCCGGTCTGGCGGCGCTAGAACCCTCCTGCCAGGCGACGCCGCGCCACGTAGCCCCGGAGCGGGCGGCTAGGATGAGCGCTCTGGATCGTCAGCTTGCCCCCCTCGTCCGGCGCCTCAACATGATGCTGGCGCGCGGCGTGCTCCGGGCCGTCAACGATGCCGGCGGCATCCAGGTGATGCAGGTCGGCTTGCTCGCCGGCGAGGTCGCGGACGGCGTCGAGCGCTTCCAGACTTACGGGCTGTCGAGCGTGCCGCCGGCCGGCGGCGATACCCTGGTGGCGTTCCTCGGTGGCAATCGCGATCAGGGCGTCGTGGTCTCGGTCAATGATCGCGGCTCGCGGCCGGCCGGCCTAGCCTCTGGCGAGGTCGTTTTATACAACGATCAAAACGTCTCCCTGCGACTTACCGCCGAGGGTGATCTCGTCATCAAGGCGCGCAAGGTGATCATCGAGGCCGACGAGACGATCGAGGCGACGGCCGGCACCGATGCCACGGTTACCGCCACTAGCGCGGTCAATCTCCGGGGCGCGCGCGTGACGTCCGAGCCGCCCGTCGAATTCGGTGTGCTGGCGCCCTAATGGTCGACATTTCCACCGTCTGGAATGAGGCGACCAATAGCGGCGACTACGAATTGCTGCCGTCCGGCGTGCTGCGCGACGATCAGGACTTGGCGACCGCTGTCATCTTGTCGCTCGGCACCAATCGGACCGCGCACGATGATGACGTGCCGCCGGACGGCGGTGGCCGGCGCGGCTGGTGGGCAGACGCGTATCGCCGATATCCGCTCGGCTCGCGCTTGTGGCTGCTATCGCGGGAGAAGGAAACCGAAGCGACGCGGATCAAGGCCGAGGTCTATGCCCGCGAGGCCACGGACTGGATGATCCGCGAGGGCGTCGCGTCGCAGATCGATATTGCCGCGACTTGGACCGGCGCCGGCCGGCTCGAATTGACCCTCGTCATCATCTCGCCGCCCGGTTCGCGGATCGGCTGGCGCTTCGCGCTCGTCTGGGGGCAACTCGTCAGCATGGATCGCATCTCCGGGGTGATCATCTGATGGCCGCCGGTAACGGCTTCTACCGTCGCAGCTTGTCCGAGCTAATCGAGCAAGCACAAGCCGACATCGAGGCCAACCTCACCGGCGCCAATGCTAGACTAGCGCAGAGCAACCTTGACGTGCTCGCGATCACCGCCGCCGGGCTGGCTGACGAGCAGCTTGATTCGATCGACAATTACGCCGGACAAATCCACGTCACTACGGCAACCGGTGTCGGTCTCGGCCGGCACGGCTCGGAATGGCGCGTGCCGCGCAAGGACGCGACGCGGGCAACCGGTGGGCTACTCGCGACGATTAGCGGTCCGGCGAGCTTGCCAGCCGGCTCGTTGTTTCAGACCGAGACCGGGATCCAAGTGCGGACGATAGCCGACGGTATTCCGGCGGGCGCTCAATTGTCGGCACCGATCCAGGCTGTCGTTCCGGGCGCGGCCGGCAACCTGGCCCCTGGCACCGTCTTGAACACCGTTAATTCGATCGACGGCATTCTCGGTGCTGTCGTTCCGGCGTTGATGATCGGCGGCACAGATCAGGAACAGCAAGAGCCGTGGCGGTCGCGCATTCTCGATCGCATCCAACGTCCGCCGCAGGGTGGCGCCGATTCGGACTATGTTCGCTGGGCGCTGGAATTCCCCGGCGTCACCCGCGCTTGGGTATTTCCTCGCGAGCAAGGCACCGGCACTGTCGTGGTTCGCTTCGCGATGGATGACGTCTATCCGGGCGGAATTCCTACCGCCGAGGACGCGGCGGCGCTGCTGGCCTACATCGAGCCGCGGCGTCCGGTCACCGCCGAGCTATTCGTCTATGCCCCGGTGGCCCGGCCGATCGACGTCACGGTGCGCGATCTCGTCCCGCGCAACGAGGCCACCGAGCAGGCGATCGATGACGAGCTTGCCGACATGCTATTTCGCGAGGGCGTGCCAGGCGGCATCATCGCGATCAATTGGATATGGGAGGCGGTGTCGATCGCGTCCGGCGTGCGGACGCACAAGATCGACGAGCCGGCCGGCGACGTGGCGTTGCAGATCGGCGAGTTGCCCACGGTCGGCAATGTTAGCTTCGTGCTCTCGAGGCGGCAGCGATGAGCGAAGCGCAGGAACGCGGCGCGCTCGCGCTGACAAAGCACGACTTCGATACGCAAGCGCTCGCCATGCTGCCCGAGGGGTTCGCCTGGTCGCGCGATCCGGCGGCGGTACAGACGCGGCTGATCCGGGGCTTGGTGGGCGTGCATCACTACGCCTACACCCGCATCCAGGCGCTACTCGACGAGGCGGACCCGCGCACGACCATCGAGACGTTGTCCATGTGGGAAACCGACTGCGGCTTGCCCGAGCCGTGCGTTGGTGAGCTAGCGCCAACGATCGCACTACGGCGCCGCGATGTCATCGCCAAGCGACAAGCGGGTGCCACCACTACGCCGCAAGACTTCGTCGACTATGCCGCGACGCTCGGCTGGGACGTGAGCGTAATCGAATTCCGGCCGTTCCGCACATGGTCAGGCTGCAACGCGTTCCTGAATACGGCGCCGGATTGGTCACATACCTGGCTCGTCAAGGTGCATGACGAGGCGATCCGCGTCGAGTGGATGACTTGCCGGTCATTCTGCAATGAATTCATCGCGACCTGGGGTTATAGCTCACTCGAATGCGCGATTATGGCGATCGCCCCGTCGCAGACGATCGTGATTTTCAGCTATGGAACCGGCGGCCTGCCGCCGATGACGCACTCGATCTGGGATGCCGGGGCGAGCGTCTGGGATGACGGAGCGAGCGAGCCGTGGGACGCCCCATAATCCACCGGCCGCGCCATGTGACCGCAGCGATGGTGCGCAAGGCGCTTGCCGTTATGCGGCGCAACGCGCCGGTTCCGCAGCCGCGCCCGCCGCCCGTCCGCGTGCCGCGCAATTCGCCTCCCCGCCAGGCGCCCACGCCGATCCTGCGCAATGCGCCTGCGACGATGGTCTCGGCGATCGATCCGAGCTTTCCGGTTTTCGGTACCCCGACTACGGTCTCGGTCCGGGGGAATTTCGCAGCGGCCAAGGACGAGATCGAGGACTTGCAGGCAAGCAAGCTCGGACTAGACGGCGGCACGATGACCGGACCGATCGTATTCGCGCCCGGTCAAATAATCGACGGCGGCACGTTCTGACGATGAACTACAAGCGGATGGAGACCGTCTAATGCCCAGACAGCAATTGATCGCGTTCCGTAAGGACGACTCCGGTGTGCAGGTAGCGCCTCCAGCCCCCGCTGCCGGCGCTGCGGGCGAGCCGTTCTGGTCGCTCGGTGGGATTAGCGGGCTTTCGTATACTACCGTCGGCAATGACTTGATGATCCACACCGGCGCTGGCTATGCGCCGCTGGTCTCGCCCGTCCGACAGGTCGAGCTGATCGGCGCGCAAACAATCACCGGGGCCAAGACGTTCAGCCTGACGAGCTTCCTGCTTACCGGCGGCAACGCCGGTCAGGTGCTTTCATCAACCGGCCCGGGCGGTATCGTTGCATGGGTGCCGCCGGCACAAGGCGGGACGACTTACACATTCGCTCGTGGCTTGACCGAGTTACCAGCGGGCACCGTCAATCTCGACTATGCCGGCCCGCTCGCCGCGAACCTTGGCGGCGTGTTCGTGCCCGCCGCTGCGACCAGCGGTCTCAACCTCATCGCGGCTACCGGCCAGCTAACGCTTGCAACCGCTACGGCGACGCAGCTAGGTGGCGTCACCGTTCTGCCGAACGGCGGACTGATGCAAACCGGTGCCGCGATCCATACCGATCCGGCGACGCAAGCCGAAGCGACAACCGGAACTGATACTACGCGGCCGATCACGCCGGCCGTGCTGAAGCTCGGCGCCGATCCGGCAACGCTGATCACCACCGCAAAGTCGCTGGTTCCGGCGATCAACGAGATCGCAACGATCCTTTCGACCGTTACCGGTCTATTGACGCTCGTCGGCACCTACAACGCGACAACCGGCGCCGTGATCCCGATCACCGGCTCGCCGCTTACCGCTGGTCCGCTGCCGATAGCATCGGCCACGACTGTCGGCTATTTCCTGCTGGTTAGCGTCGCAGGAACGGCACCGCCGCCCGCGCCGAGCGTGCCGATGATCGTCAACGATATGCTGATCGGGGTCGAGGCGCCGCCCGGCAGCGGAACCTATGCCTGGGCGCATGTTAGTCTCGGGCAGGCTATCGTCGCTGCGGCGAACGTCTCGGTAAC